GCAGAAAGCCACTAGGGGGGACAACTTCGGGAATGTCCTTGTCCATGAGGGACAAAACCGAGAATGTCCCTGTGTCCCTGAAGTGTCTCTAGGGACAAGGACAAACCCGAGAATGTCCCTGAGAAATCGCACAACCATGCGTGTTTGAGGCTCTAGGGACAAACCCGAGAACTCAGGGACAAAACGAGGGACAGAATCTCTCCTTCTTTGAAGAGAGAGATTTAGGTAAATGTCCCTGAGTGTCCATGGGAACAGGAACAGGAACAGGGGGGCTTTGCTCCCGCCCCCTGTAACCCTGTAACCCTGTCCCCTAACATGGACGAAGCGCGAGAGCGTGAAGCTAAAAATAAAAAGTAAAAAGAAAAAGGTATAAAAACATGGTACGGAAGAGAAAAACGTATTCAGTAAATTTGGATATTGGGAAACAAATGCCTTCACTTTATCACACGTTACCCGGTCAAGATTTTTGGTATTCAGATTCCGAAGTTTTGAAATGGATCGCAAAGCAACCAACTTTGTTAAATTTTGTAAAAGATCAATTAAGATCAGCGGGATATATTACCTATGACGCAACGACTGGAAAATGGACCGGGGTCGATTATGAAAAAAGAATGAGGGAGAAAAATGATTGAGTTCTTTTTGCCGATGGAAAAAATTCCGACGACAACGCACCAGCAGAAAAAAGTAAATGTCAGAAATGGTAAGCCGATTTTTTACGAGCCCGAAGAGCTGAAAAACGCACGGGCAAAATTTGAGAGCTTGCTTGCGCGTCACGTTCCACCGGACAAGCTAAAAGGACCAGTACGCCTCACGGTCAAATGGTGCTTCCCGATGATTAAGGGAGTACGGTCTGGCCAGTATAAGACAACCGCACCAGACACGGACAATCTTCAAAAATTATTCAAGGATTGTATGAGTGAGGTTGGTTTTTGGAAAGACGACGCACAGGTCGCAAGCGAGATCGCTGAGAAGTTTTGGTCTGAGGTCGTGGGGATCTATGTCAGAGTGGAGGAGTGGGACGATGAATTATATACATTTCTTTAGCGTGGAACTCCCGGACTTTATGGCCCGAAATAACCAAGTGGCGCAAAGCCTCGGTTTTGGGTCTGAGCGTTATTGGTTCTGGACCGTGGACGCGATCGCTGATATCTGCAAAAAATACCATGACGACGAATTAGTCGTCAAGCAATTCGGGCTCTTGTTTGAATGGCTCGAAAAACAAGCGGAAGGAGTGGCACAATGAAAGAAAAAACTTACTATGAAGTTATTGGTGCAATGGAAGAGAAGAGATACGACGAAATAGAAAGTCAATTATCTCTTGGTGAAACTTGCGTCAAACTTATAAAACAAATCGAAGATAGAGAAGATGTGCGCGGAGCTAGTGAATTGATTGTGGTCGATGGCAAAAAATACGACGTGCAAATCTTTAAGTGGGGAAGAGGGTCATAAGATGGAATATGTGAAATATGACTCGAAGCAGCGCGAGGCCTTGAAAAAGAACCTTAGGCGCTTGATGGACGAAAAAGGAGTCACAAAAACCCAGCTATCAAGGAAGCTTGGCTGGTCTTATAACACAATCGATTACTGGTTAAGAGGCGATCGCGTACCCGATCGGACAGGAATCGAGGCTATATGCGATTATTTCGGAGTCTCAGACGTGGAGCTCTTGGGATCAGAAATGAAAGTCCGCACGTTCGCTTATTATAAAAACGATACGTTGCTTGCGTTTGGCACGATGGAAGAGATCGCGGAACAAACCGGCCGAAAGATCGAGTCGTTGCGGAGCTTGCTTTGCAACTCGAAACGATTCAATAAGACAACGAAAACATATATGATCGAGCTCGATGATGATCGACGCTACAAACTCAAATTCAAGCAGTCGTTTACGATCGACGAGTTGAATCTAAAAGGGATCGGGTGGCTATTAGAAAGCCCACTCGTAGAAGTAGAAGAGGTGGAAGAATGAAGTATAAAGTTATTGATTATGTATCAGACGTACAAAAAGAACAGACAGGAACTTGTGAGTTATGTTTTGGCACTGCTTGGGTTGAAAATGGTTCTATCACTGTTGAGGACGAAAACGGAAAGACTACCAAAATCAGTCTTACTTGGTGGGACTGGGGTGATTATCACACAATCTATATTGATAACGTGGTGAAATTTTCGTCATGGTTACAAGAAAGAGATGTGGAACCGATTGATGATGTCAATGAGTGGTCTTGGTTAGATGAGCTTGTGGAAGAATACTATGAGGAGGAGGAAGAAGATGAACAAACAAGAGATGGAAAAGTACAAAAAAATCACAATTGGCTTTTCAGACTCACAAAAAACTGAATTCTTGGTGGAAAATTTCACTCAAGATGAACTAGTAGAAGTCATCACTCAGTTTCACAACGGGACTTTGATGATGATTCGAAATTTTTATGCTAATCCAAGAAACGTCAACTATATTATTGTTGATGATTTTGAAGAATGTGAGGAATCTAAAAATGAATACACAGGAATTGATTGATGGAATCATAAATTTGTCTTACGAAAATTACAAATATAGCCCTTACGTAGAACGAAAAAGAGTTTTGGAATTGGTAAGGCAACTGGACGAACCGCAATCTATTAAACTAAAAGACGTTATCGCACGAATTAAAAGTTTTGATGTTGGCGCTAAAGAAGTATGGCTCAACGAAATTTTAAATGAGCTGGGCAGTGATTATGGAACATTGAAATATAAGGCTGGATACGATCAAGGTAAGTTTGATGGTGCTATTGAACGTGAAAAAGTCACAGTACCGCAGTTTGTCGCTGACTATATAAAAGACGCGAAATACTATGAATGGGATTTAGACGATGTCTTCGACCATATTGCTGAAGAATCGGAAGAATCAGAAATTTATAAATGGTTTTACACGCTGGGAAATGTTGATGTTTTTGCCCGTGCATGGCTTGACGGCTACGAGGTCAAGAAAGAGAAACGATATCGGGTGAAGATGAAGAATATACATAGTTATTCATCTATATTAAAACTTGATGACATCGCGGGAGAATACTTCTTCGGAAGTGAATTAAAAATGTGTGCGTCATCAAGCGCCCACACCCGCAAAGAGCTTGAAGACGCCGGTTTTGGGGAAGTGTTTAATAGCCCGTTGTTTGAAGTTGAGGAGGTACAGAATGATTCCAAAATTTAGAGCATGGGATAGCGTAGAAAAGAAATTCGTAGAACATTTTTTTATCACAGATAATGGCTTGATTTGCAACATGGAAAAACCAACATCGGATTACAACTCTCCTATTCCTATCGAAAAGTCAGAATTGATCCTCATGCAATCAACAGGCCTCAAAGATAAGAATGGCAAGGAAGTATTTGTCGGAGATGTTATTAAATGTACAAGAGGTTGCCTCCATGAAGTATATATAGAAAAGGAATATGGCGGTACCTATATTGGAGGTATGCCTGCTATATATTTAAAAGGTATAAGAGAGGGGTATGCTTGGACTGGTGATGAGGTAATCATCGGCAACATTTACGAAAATCCCGGATTGTTGGAGGTTACAGAATGACACGACCAAACAGACACCCATATACTAAAAGTTGGTTGATTTTTAAAGAATTAAAAAGCAACAACGGGAATGTTGTTTTTGACGGACGAACGTTTGAATTTAAAACGGGACAGAATGAAGCTCTTAATGTAAGCAGTGGACGAATGAACGCACGAAAATTAAGGGGGAAAGAAGGACGAGAAAATGACGAATAATGATAAGATGATACGTGCGAATTTTGCGTTTATTTTCTTCATTCTATTCGTGGTATGTATCAACCTTAACTCACGAGTCCGGACACTCGAAACGAGCAACAGCGAGCTACAACAGACAATCAGAACACAAAAGGACGAGATCAAAAAAATCGAAGAAAAAAATACCATGCAGGACGTGATAATTAATAAATTGAATAATGATTATAATTCACGCATGGCTCAACAATTACAAGAAATCGCCGATCAAAACGGCGTAGGGGGATAGTATGAAAGTTTATGTCGTAAGAAAATATCTAAAACGTACCCGCTGGGATTGTAATCATTCAACTAAGTTTGAAGAGATTGAATTTCAGACAAAAGAAGAGGCACTGGCCTATCGTGATAGTCAGAAAGTCGGAGTTTTCGACGTGTACGAAAGAGAATTTTAGAGCCCGCTTGGGGCTAGAAAGGAGGAGCACTTGCGAATTGAGACAAGATATGGCTATCTTATAGACGCGCTCCGACGCTACCCGTTCGATAAAGAGATAAAAGAGCGAATCGAAGAGATCAGCTTCCCTTATCAAAATTTCGACGAGAATTGGTTTATCAAAAGCAAGTCAGCAAGTAACACGCCGGAGGCTCTTAAGAACGTGATCCTTAAAGAAAACGATCCGGAACTAATTCGGCTGTACACGTTCGCTGAAGCGATAGATGAGTACACGAACGAGTGTGAACCTACAATCTGGGAGGCGATCAAATGCTTATATGTAACACAATCAAAAAACGTCGAAGGCGTGGCCCTCGAGTTGTTTATGTCGAAAAACTCGGTCTATCGAAACGTTATCAAACCCTTTTTCGAAGGGCTCGAAAAAAAGGTTACAAGTATTTTTTTAAAAACACGCTGAAATTTGGGAAAAGTGTTCAAAAAAAGGTGGTAAAATTGTATTATCGGAAGATTGAAGGAAACAGAGATCTTCCAGCGGACAACAGGGCCAAGCCAACAGTAACAGCAGCACGTTTTTACTTTCATAAAAAAACTTTTCCCCGGTTATGGGATCTCCTTATATTTTTTTAAAAATTTTTCGTTTCGGCGGTTCGATTCCGCCTGTCCGCTTTTGGTAAGGTTCTTTAGTTCTTCCCCTTGCCAGACATTTCTAATACTCTATACTTTTCTTTTCAGTCTCCCCCTATTCCTTTCTGGGGAGGCTGTTTTTTGGTGGTTTAAAAGAGAGAAAAAAAGAAAGTTGACTAGTACAAGCACAAATAAAAAAATCAAAAGTAAGGAAGTGAGGCGATGGCTGGTGCAGACAATCTAATACCAAATGAGCAACGAACACCCGAGGAACGCCGACGAAATGCCCGAAAAGCTGGTATCGCCTCGGGTAAGGCTAGACGAGAGAAAGCGGATCTAAAAAAGAAAGTCAATCAAATTTTGGAGATGGACGTTTTCAGTCCACAGCTCAAAGAAGCACTTGAGGAGAAGGGACTAAATGCGACGAACCAGACAGCGATCGCGACAGTCCTTTTGCAAAAGGCCCTTAAAGGCGATATACGAGCGATTGAGCTTTTAGCCAAGATGAACGGCAACGAAGGAACGAAAGACAACCTCGACAAGAAAGAGCAGAAAGAACGAATCAAGGCCCAACAGCTCGAGAACAAGAAACGAGAGCAAGCCTTGGAAGGCAATGTCGTTTCAGAAGATATCATGTCCGACTACTTCGACAAGTTGGAAGGAGTGGTCAAAGATGGCTCTTGAGGATCTATACAGTCAGAAACAGATCGATATTTTACGGCGCTCGGTTGATCGTGACTGGTACATGATGATAAACCACGGCGCAGTACGGGCCGGGAAAACCAAGCTCGACAACGATCTTTTTTTGATGGAGCTGAAACGGGTCAAGAAAAACGCTGCTAAAGTCGGAGTTCAAAAGCCCATGTACATTTTAGGGGCTGTATCATCTGGAACGCTTCAAACAAATATCTTGCGCGAGATCACGGACGCTTACGGACACGAATTTCAATTTGACCGGCACGGTAACTTTACCTTATTCGGCGTGTACGTCGTAACGACGTTTACGGGCTCGATAGCGGGCCTAAAAGCTATTCGGGGTATGACAGCCTTCGGGGCCTATGTAAACGAGGCCACGCTCGCGAATAAGGAGGTTTTCGACGAAATTCTAAAGCGGTGCTCGGGATACG